GCTCAGCAGCCTCGCCACCGGTCACACGCATTGAGCGTTGCTCGAGTTGTTTTAAAAATTGCAGGCCTTCATTGTTCTTGTCGAACCCAGAGAGGTCCATCCCGGCAGGAGCCTTTCTGGGCATCTTAGGCAAGAACTCGTCATAGATCTTTTGAACTTGTGCAGCTTGCTCAGCTGTATCAAGCACAAACTTCTGGCCCATCACCCGAACGGTTCGACGTTGCTCATCGAAGAACTTCTCGATCGAGTTCACATAACCGGGGTTGTCATTGATGCGCGCCAATCGCTCGTTGGCTGATTCAACGAACTTGTCACGTGCGCCTTGAAGCTTGGCAATCTCCGCATCAATCTGCTGTTCGTTGTAGCCCATGGACTTCATCGAGCGCAGCATGTCGCTCTTCATCCATGTTTCAACGTCCTTGCTCACCACAGACAAACTGTCAAACGGCTGAGAGATCACCCGCTTGGCCAACACAGCCGACTCAGCAATGAAGCCAAGCCCCTTGGCCACATCTTCAAGGTAGTTGAGCACTTGCTGGCGGTTATTGCTGATTGCAATCAGTTCACTGCTAAAACCACCTGTCTCTGTTTTGGCAAGAAAGATGTGTTCCGTCAAATCGGCCAAGATCGGAATGAAGGCAGATCCAATTTGGCGCTGCACACCTTCGTTGACTGCATGCAGTCGCTTCAGGTTGTCATTGAACTCTTCCGATGCTCGTGCAGCATCCGCAGACATTACCAAGCCTAAGCGCTTGGCTTCTTCCATCATGGCCGAGATCCCGTCCCGCCCTTGGTTGAGCATCGGGATCATGTCCAGACCATTCTTGCCAAACAGCTTCACCGCAAGGGCTGCTTTCTCAGCGCTGTCTGGCATGGCTGAGAACTTGTCGGCAAGATCGAGCAAGATCTCTTCGGTTGGTCGGATTTGGTTATTCGCGTCCAATGCCGAAATACCAAACGCGCGCAACGCAGCGCTGCCCTCGCCGCCTTTGACTTTTGCATCAAACATGGCGGTCGACAAGAACTTCAAAGCCTTGGTCAAACTCTCCGTGCTGACATCAGACAACTCCGACACATACAGGAGTGCAGACAAGGCCTCCACTGACACCGCTGTCTTTTGAGAGAGCTTGTTCAGCTCTTCACCAACTTCGGCCACTGGCACGATCAGTTGGTGCATGCCGTAGCCAGCTGCAGCGATGGAGGCTCCAGCAATCAAACCTGCGGGACCAATTTTTCCGAGCACCGTCCCAAGGAGCCCAAGACGCGAGGTGGCATCTTCCATTTGCGCGAACGCATCGTTGGCCGCTTTGGAGACGATCTGTAATCCTGCTGAGGCAGGTTGCGATGCTGCCTCAATGCGCTTGAGAGACTTCTCCCCCGCCTCCCCAACATCGGAGAGCTCAGCCTTGACCTTGCCGCCATCCACCACCGAGAGTCGAATTGCGAGATTGCGTTCAGCCATGGCTGTCACCTGTTGTTGCGTTGCTTGAAGAGTTCATGGCAGCCGTGATGCCCGCCTCAATCGCAGGAAATATGTGCGTCATCGCACAGACATCTGCATCAAAAGACTCACTAGCCTTACTCCAAGCGTTGAAGTCCAAGCCAATCACTGTATTTTGAGCCATACGCAACTGCCCCACACAAACCTCAAGCACCGCAAGCGCCTCCCACCCCTCTTGGGTTTTAGGCGCATTCACTTGGTACGGACATTCAGGGCATGTTGTTGCGCAGGCTTCGCAGTACGCTGGCCCGCCACCGAAGTGCCATTCGGTACGAGCCTTTAGGCGTTTTTTTCGGCATCCAGCAAATACAGAGCCGCCAGATACTCGCGCTCGAAAGCATCGGCAACCGGCCACAACTCCATCAAAGCGTCAATCCCCTCTGGGCTCACCGGTGTGGCCTTGCCCTTTTCATCGCCCACCCCCTCCCAAGCCAATACAGCCAGCTTGGCGAGTTCGGTGATCAATGTCGCGGTGCGTTGCCCCGCTGCTGCATGGTCTTTGCCGTCAATGACCGCCGCCGCATGGCGCGCTGCCATGACCAGCGCAGTGGTCGCAGGTTTGACCTTGACGCGAACGCCATGGTTCAAGTCGAGCCAATACGGCTCACGTTTCAAATTGAGTTTGAGCATGGAAATTCCTGTGCGTGTGGCTGAATACGTGCGACTTAGTAACTAGCCACATCGTTGTGAAGAATGACCGTGAACATCCGACCAGCGGCTGTGTTCTTGGCAGCCTGCCAGTTGAAGGTGGCTTGAATGCCACCGGGGCCGGAGATCGACAGCTTGGGTTTGGGCAGATACACCTCATGCGCCACAAAGGTCAAACTCTTGGTCGCATCAATCACGTAGCTGAACGTGAGCTCTAGTGGCGTGTTGTTGGTGGCAGCATCAATGAGCTCTGTATCTGCAAACCGCACCTCCAAGTTACCCGTCAAACTCGCGACGGTTGGATCTGCACCTTCGATTTTTCCGTCAGAGCGGATGGTCTCAATGCGCGCTAGGTTGTTGGAATAGGTCAGCTGCGCCGCCACCACGTTGCCCAGTGCCTGTCCGTTCTTCTTGATCGAACCTTGGAACTGGTTGAACCGCGTGATCGACAAAGCTTGCGGCGTTGCATCGACAGATCCGAGTTGCTTGACTTCTCCTTGCGCGATCAACCCCAAGGTTGCATCTGCAGCACCAGAGCGTGCGAACTTGATTTGGACGGAGTTAACCATCACGCCCGACGATTCAAAGTAAGCGGGGATATCAGGCAAGCCTGTTTCAAGCGCGAGACTTGGCAATACAGGCTGCCCGGAGCCAAAGGTGTGTTGATGGTCTACATCGCCCACAGAGGTGGGAGCCCCCAACAAAGCTTTGAGCCACAAGCCAAAGTTACGCAAGTCGATCGGGACCACCATATCGCCCTCAACCTTCATCACATCGCGGATGGGGGCGCTTGGGTCTCGACCCAGTCCGATCAGGTCATTGGCAATGAGGCCTTGCTCAGAGCCCAATGAGGTAGAGACAAATGGGAGCTTCCAATAGTCGGTGCTGCCACTTGGGTTTACACCGTAGGAAGGTTCGAATGCAGCCAGCAAGCTGGCATTTGCACCATAGGCACGGGCCATAGTTTTTCTCCAGTTTTAAATTGAATCAAGACAGCGGATCACTGCTTGCGTAATGCATCACCACATCCAAGGTGCAGGCCTTGATACCCACAGCGCCATCAGGTGCTACCTCTTCAAACTTTGGGGGGTGGATTTGTGTGAACTCAACAACGCCACCCAAAGTTCGGTCTGCCGTCACGAGTTCTGAAAATTGTTTGAGCAGTACATCCATGCGCGCGTCTCGCTCAGCGCCATCGGGGTGACTCACGTACACCTCCAAATTGGCCGAGTGCTCCCATTGATATGTCAGTGGCGAGAGCATCACATCGACTTCATTCATGTCGCCATCGCGCAGCACCACCATGGAGTGCTCTGTCATGCGTTCTGGCAGCGCACTGTTGCGCTTGGGCACATTGCCGCCAAGGGGCAACTGCCCTAACAACTGAAACAAAGCCCCGACGGCTTCTTCACGCTTGGACATAAAAAAACAGGCCAGTGGCCTGCTCCGGTTAATCAACCGCCGCCCTTATTCATCGGGCCAGTTGGAGATGACGTTTTGAATCAGTTGTGATTCCCAGTGCTGAACTGCGGAATCAATATCAAACTTCTTCTTGAGCTGAGCCTGTGGCACCAGCAAAAAGATGGGCACACTCACCAGCCCCTTACCAGACTGCTGCGCCGATGCAGAAGCGTTTGTGAAACCACCCCGCTTGCCAGCTCTTGCACGTTGGTTGTCCGCCACGAGAAGTGACGGCTTACCTGCTCGGTAAACGAATCGAAGTCTCTGGCCGCGCATACGCTCCCAAAGCCCCGGTGTGATGCGTTTGCCGCGTGGGCCAGTGCCTGCCGCTGGTAATGGGATAGAGAGCCAAAACCCGTTCTTGGAACGAATCAACGCTCCCTCGTCATGAGCAGCCACGACCACAGGGGCTCGGCTGTAAACCAACCCTGCAGCGCCTAGGCTTTCACGCCCCTTGGGATAGACCTCACCACGCCAGGTATTGGCAAGCCGTGCCCCCAGCCCAGCCGAAGTGATCTGACCTCGCAGCTCACCTTTGAGACCATCGGTGGCATCACGCACACCAGTGGTGACTGCATGTCTGGCGGCTTTGAGTTCAGCCGCCATGAGTTCTTGCAGATTGCCACTCAGCGCTGCGACAAGCCGTGAAGACATGATTAACCCTCCGGCCAGATCGAGGCACTCACCGTCCAAACGAGTCCATCGCGGTCAATGAGTGCCTCACCGTGAAGCACATAGCGCACACCATCAAGAGTCAATCGATCACCATCTCTTGGCTGTTTGACCTCTGATGCCATCAATTCAAAACGCTGGGTATCGACCACCAGATGGGTCTGACCGAAGTCTTGGACCGTATCTGGCGCTTTGGTGATCACCCTCACATTGAGGGAGACCCCCGCTTTTGTGGTGTACACAGCGGGAGTCCCCAAGCGAAGAAACAACCGAGAGATGAGCAGAATGAAAGGTTCTCGACTCATTAGCTCGCCAAGAGTTTGACAAGCAAGTTGGGCCGGTTACACATGGGCAGTGGATTGCTTTGCGTATGCAAGTCCGTGCCACGACCAAAGTCACGAGGTTCTTGCTTGGCATACAAGGGCTGACCTAAGGTGTTAACCGTTTCGTTGAAGTCTGCGGGCGCAAAGTACGTGGCAAACGTATCGAGCGTACCTTCAGGAAACGCATGCCCTTCTCCGGGTTCAATGAATTGACGCACAGCGCCCGAAATGTCAGTCGCTTTACCCAAGTACTCTTCAAAGGTCACACCTGCAAAGGTAAAGCCTGATCGCACATCCTTGCGCATCATGTCACTTTCTTGTGTTAGTTGGTAGGCTTTAATGACGTTGGGGTGACCAGTCAGCGCATCAAAAAATTCTGACGATACAAGCACGCGCACGTTGGTCATGTACTCACCCTTGAGATTGAGCTCTATGTAACGCTTGAGTTCAAGACACTTTTTCTTAACATCCGTATCTTTTTTGTCGAGCTCGAAATTGATCACCTGCGGATTAATTCGGAACTCTGTAAACAGGTTATAGAGAATCGTGCCATCTGCATCCAAGATCACGCCTTTCAGAGCACCCATACGCAAGTGCTCTAAAGTGATCGCATGCTTGTTACGCATGGACTGCAAGTGATCGGCCATCACATTAGCAACAGTCTCGGTCTCGGTCTCAGAACCAAAAGCGCGAAGACCTTGAATCTCCTCTGGCAACACAACATCGTCGTGTGGGATGTGTGGAATCATGAACGATCGCAAGCTGCGACGATCGCGTTTCCCTACTGTGCCAGGGGCTCCCACAGGCAATGTGGGCAAGAGGTTCAACACGCCATTACGCTCTTCAATGGCAATCTGGCGAAATCGCACAGGCTTGGCTGGCATGAGGTTCATTTGATCAAGCTTGCCAAACTGATTAGGCAAGATGTTGATCGCGGCGGTCAGTGCGGTCATCGAGAACGCGGGGGACTGGAAAGGATTGTTCATTGCTTAAGCTCCTTGACGAACGAGAATGCCGACAACTTCGAGCTGCGCTGTGGCAGTCGCTTTTTCTTCGGCGGTGATGTTGACTGGCCACACGAGCGCGTGATGAGCGACGATGGACTGACGGGTCACAGCGATACCGCTGGATTTGTCACCTGTTGTGGCATCTACTGACTGCAACAAAACTGCTGTGGCGATTTGGGTGCCATCGGTGGCAGCAGGATCGAGCGCTTTGACTTTTCCGTTGGCATCTACACGACCAAGGACAGTACCGAGGCTCAAGTTCTGGCCTGCAGCGACTGTGACTTGGTCGCGGGAATAGAGGGACTCTTCCTCATACTTGAGCAAGTCGCCCAAGGTCAACTCATTGGTGATAACTGACATTTAAAACTCCTAGTTGGATTTGTAAGAAGGACGACTAGCAGCGTGTTTTTGTGCTCGCTGCTGTGCAGCTAGAACTACAGGGCTCACTTCTGGCTTAGCCGTATCTTGAGTACCGGCTTGAGGCAAGATGTGTGAGCTAATCTCAGGGCTCGCATCAGCTTTGGCGGCCAGCAATTCATTTCGCACTTGCTCAACACTCAAGCCTCGCTCGAGTACAGAGAAGGTCATGTCTGATTTGCCAGCCAGCAAACACATCTCGGCTACGGCCAGCACGTTGGCACTGGCTTTACGGATGTCATGACTTGCTGCACCCGCTGCAGAAACAGAGCCAACTTGAAGCTGAGCCACTTCTACAACTTCGTCGCTTGGCGCATCAGCACCAGTAGGCGATGGCAACTTTTGATGAGGCTCTTGTGAATTGGGATCCTCAGAAGTCTCAGTTGCTGAATTAGTGATTCGTGACGTAGCTGAGGCTTGCTCTGCATTTGTGGCCGAGGGTTTCATCGGCGACGTTGGTTTTGATGTTTGGGACATCAATTTCTCCTTTGACAGTTTTGGATCGGGAAGTGAGACTTCCATCTCGCGCCCCGATCCAAACGATCGCGCGATGGCAGATTTGCGTTGTTGAACTTCCATAGCCAGCGCGCGCAAGGCGTCGTCTGCTGTGCCAATGGCATCTGCAAACCCAGCCTCAATGGCGTCACCTGCGTAAAAAAGTCCCGCCTGTGTGTCTCGAACGGCTTGCGCATCCAACCCTCGGTTGGTGGCTACCGTTGAGACAAACATTTCGTAGAGCCGATCCACCTCTGTTTGAAGCGCGGTCGATGCTTCGTTGGAGAGCGGCAGATGTGGTGACAAGTCGTTTTTTCGATCACCTGCGTAAATAGCCGTGTATCGATATCCATCGAGTGCATCGCGCTGGGTTTGATCCACGTGAAGCGCAATCACACCAATGGAGCCCACACCACCTGTGCGAGTCAGATAAATCCGCTCAGCACTACAGGCAATTGCATAAGCGGCAGAAAACGCATCGTCGTTGGCTACTGCCCAGATGGGCTTGGCGCTTCGAGCACTCACGATCTCATCTGCCAGATCAAAAGCCCCACCCGCTTCGCCACCGGGAGAGTCGATATCAAGCAGAACAGCATCCACATTGGGATCGTTGATCGCTGCATCGATTTGTGCGCTGATGGAGGCGTAGCTGGTCAAACCCGATGCA